GATGTGGGTCGAAGATCGCAGGCGAGATTGGGGCGAAGGCTCCCCGTTGTGGCAGGCCAAAGTGCTTGCCGAGTTCCCCGACGTCAGCGATGAGTACCTGATCTCGCCTGCGATGATCCAGAAGGGGATCGACACCGACCTGCCAGGGATCGCCAAGGGACGGTACGGGTTTGACGTATCTCGTATGGGTACAGATCAAACGGTCATCTACCGGAATCGCGGAGGCGTGATCCGCTTCGTCGATGCTTGGGGAATGACCGACACGATGAAGACGGTCGGGAAAGCAAAGTTGCATCTCGACAATCATCACCAAACGAACCGTCCGCCGATAGTAGTAGACATTGTCGGCCTCGGAGCTGGTGTCTACGACCGGCTCAAGGAGATGGGCTATCCGGCTGTCGGTTTCTCGGGCGCGGAGCGCGCGTGGCGTCCCGACAAGTTCCGCAACCGGCGTGCGGAAGTCTACTGGACGTTCCGGAACGACCTGGAGATGGGGAACATCGACCTCGATCCGGACGACCTCAAGTTGCAGGAGCAGCTACAGAACATCAAGTGGTGGGTCGATAGCTCGGGGAAGATCCAGATAGAGTCGAAGGAGGACATGAAGGAGCGCGGGGTGAAGTCACCCGACCGCGCAGACGCATGCGTCTATTCGACTGTACATTCCGGCCCGCTCGTCGTACAGCCGGTGGCAGCCGGCAGTATCGCGAGCGATCTACTCACAATGGAGATGTGATGGCCGAGTGGTGGCAGAAAGCGTACTCTGGCGGCCCAATGGTGGCCGTCAAGGGGTTCCCGCGACCGCTGTATCCTCCCGACGCCGCAAGTCAGGGTAAGAAGCCGAGCGTTGACGGCCCTGACGTCGAAGCGTACAAGCGGACAGTCTCGCGGGCTGGCCGCTGGAAGTGGCAGGCGTTCGATCAGGAGTTCAGTAACGCCTTCAGTCACGGCAAGTCCGGCAATGTCCCCGACACCGGCATTGCCGGGATCCAGCGGCAGCAGAAGATGGAGCCGGATACCGGCTGGGTCGGAGAGAAGACGTTCAACACTCTGCGGAGTATCAAGATCCCGACGGGCTTGCCTCATGCCGGGGAGATGGCGATGGATGCACGAGCCGTCGAACTCATCAACGCGGCATTCGACAAGTTCAAGGGTAAGGAGCCTGCGCCGCCTCCAGCCCAACCCGTTGCGTCGGCGGCGCAGGCTCGTCTCTCTCAGGCGATCAAGGAAATCGGTACCAAGGAATCGCCTCCCAACTCAAACCAGTGCAAGTACACCGAGTGGTATAACATGATCGGCCCCTGGTGCGCGATGTTCTGCACCTGGTCTGACCAGACCGGCGGGAAGCCGACCAAGAGCTTCGTCAAAGGCAACTACTACGCATACGTGCCGTATATCGTGTCCGACGCACGTATGGGGTATCGCGGTCTCTCCATCACTTCGGATCCTCAGCCCGGTGACTTGGTATGTTTCGACTGGGACTGGGATGGAGAGTTCGATCACGTTGGCTTGTTCGAGAAGTGGACGACCAAGCCGAACTTCTACGCCATCGAAGGGAACACGAGTAACAGCAACAACTCCAACGGTGGCGAGGTCATGCGGCGAACGAGGAACGTCAATAACCAGCAGACTGTCTTCGTACGGGTGAAGGAGTGAACATGACATTCACAAAGCTGGAGATCGCGACAACCGCCATCGCGGTCATCTTCCTGGTCTATTTGATCCATACCTGGTAAATGGCTCGCCCGAAGACCAAGACGAATACTGGCGCTGCGCCGCCGATCAACGAGATCGGCTCGGTGCTCGATGGGGCATTCTCGCCTGCCGGGATGGCGCCATGGATCACCTGGGTGGACACCGAAGAGACGGTGCCGCAGCTCCGCTGGCCGATGTCCGTCCGTACTTACCAGAACATGCGGAACGACTCGCAGATCGCGGCGTTGTACGACGCGACCCTTCTCGCGATCCTCAAGATGGAATGGGTGATCGACCCGAACGGCGCAGACGAAGCGATGGTCAACAAGCTCTCGACCGACTACAACATTCCGATCCTCGGTCAGTCTACGGACGAAATCAAGCGCGGCAGGCTCAAGAACCGCTTCAGCTTTCGCAATCACGTCCGACTCGCGTTCAAGGCCGGCATCTATGGGAGCTACTACTTCGAACAAGTCGGATACATTGGTGATGGGCGTAACGGTCGGCCTGGTGACGGCCTTTGGCACCTGCGTAAGCTTGCGGAGCGCCCGCCCATCACCATTCAAGAGTACCGGGTAGCTGACGACGGCGGGCTGATCTCGATTGTCCAGAACGTCGTCCAGCCGACTGCATCCTCTTGGAACAACCCGATGCCGGAAATCCCGATTGACCGGCTCGTCGGGTACGTGTGGGACAAGGAGGGAGCCAACTGGCACGGTCGTTCCTGGTTCCGCGAGTGCTACAAGAACTGGTTGATCAAGGATCGCCTGCTGCGGATCGACGCGATCAATCACGAGCGCGCGGGAGGCGTGCCTTACATCGAGGCCCATCCTGGCGCAACCAATGACGAGATCGACCAGCTCAATCGGATGGCTCAGAGATTCCGTGTAGGCGACACGGCGGGCGGCGCAGTTCCGTCCGGGGCCAAGTTCAATATCGCCAGGGGTCTACAAAGCTCGGTCATCGATTCGGTAAACTACCACGACGAGGCGATGGCCCGTAAGTTCATGCTGATGGTCATGCAGCTTGGACAGACGCGAACGGGGTCAAGGGCGCTCGGCACGACGTTCGTGGACTTCTGGGCGAGTGGGATGGAAGCTATCGCCTGGTGGTTCGCGGACACGTTCAACGAACACGTTGTCGAGGATGACATCGACTGGAACTTTGGGGAGGATGTCGAGCAGGTTCCACGGCTCGCATTCGATTTCGACCCGGAGTTGATCATTGCCGATCTCGTCCAACTGATCTCGACCGGAGCGATCATCGTTGACGACGAACTGGAAGCGGCGATCCGCAAAGAGATGCATCTGCCGGAGGCGCAGCATCCGCGTCCGGTACCGGCACCGCTTCCTCCTTCGGCTGGCGTACAAGAGATGCCGCCGCCGCCGAAGGATCCGAACCAGCCAGATCCAAACAAGGTTCTGGAGATCCAAAAGGAAAAGGCCAAGAACCCGCCGCCAGCCGCGCTGCCGCCGGGCCAACAGCCGTCAAGGTCTGCACCCAAGCCCAAGCCGAGTTCAGGGGTGCGGAAGTGACGGCGACGGTCACCCGCAAGAGGTTTGCTCCCTCCCGGTCATGGCCGTCGCCGTCTACTACAAGGAGGTAAGCATGGCAAAGGGCAAGGCGAAGGGACGCACACAGAACCCGAAGTTCAAGGGTTCGCCGGCAGCTCAGGTCGGATCGAGTTCCAGCTCCGGCATGAACGTCGGCGGTCAGACGGACAAGACCGTCCGGAGCAATGTGGCGACACAGGGCGCGATGCTTCACAAGCAGCTGAAGAAGAACAAGAGCGCCGGACTGAAGCCGCCTGGGAGGTAGCATGCCCGCGAAGTCACAGAAGCAGCGTGCTTGGGCCTTCGCAGTCAAGGGCCCAGCGTGGGCTAAGAAGCACCACTTCGACAACAAGGGCAAGCTTCCGAAGACGGCCCCAAAGAAGAAGGGGAAGAAGTGATGGCATCCAAAGGTCACCCCGGCTTCAAGGCGGTGCAGTCGAAGATCGCCAAGAAGCAGGGGATCAGTAAGGAACGGGCCGGAGCCATCCTCGCCAAGAGCACACGCAACGCGAGTGCGAAGGCCAAGAAGGCGAACCCCCGGCTCAAGAACGTGCCCGCGAAGAAGAAGGGCAAGTGATGAGATGGCTCAGAGCAATCAAGGCTTCTTCGACGGAGCACATCGGTACTCCGTACACGGGTGACGACGGCCTCTGGAGGCTGGACAATGTACCCATTTGCTCTACGGGGATCGAATACAAGCTCAGCACCGGCCCTCATACGTTCACCGAGTCGGAGCTGGCTTCCGCAGTTCAGGCTGCCAGCGGGCAGGACATCGCTATCAACTCTCCTCGGATCAAGCTTGGACATCACTCCCAGGCGAATGAACTCTTCCTGGGGGAAGACGAGCCGGCATTCGGGCGAGTGGAAGGGATGAGACTGAGTGACAACCAGCAGACCATCATCGGGAACTACGTCGGAACACCAGAGTGGCTCGCCAAGGTCTTGCCCGTGGCTTACCCCAGCCGCTCAGTTGACGCAGTGCTCGGCGTCGAAACTGCGACCGGCAAGAAGTACGACATGGTCATCACCGACGTTTCACTCCTCGGGATCGCCTGGCCGGGATGCTCAGTCTTGGAAGACCTCCCGCTCTGGTACGGATCGGAGCAGCCCGAAGGCGTCGTGATCAACGCGGCAGTCGATGTCAAGAAGATCCGTACCAGGTACTACGACGGGCCTGGCAAGGACAACATCTTCTCCTGGATCCGTGGAGAGCGGGTCGAGGAGAATGGATTCACCCTCATCGTTGACGACGGCGGCGGCGACATCAGCCGCGTGTCGGTATCAATCAACGGCGATGAGGTCGAGTTCGGCGAGCCTGTTCCGGTTATCGAACAGTTTGCCGACAAGGCGGTTGCGGCGCAGGCCGCGCTCGCCGGGATGAAGGTGGCGGATCCCGCCATGGTCATCTACGCTTCACGAGAGGACACGAAAGGAGAGACGATGGACGAGGAGCTTCGCCAGAGCCTCGCCAAGCGCCTCGGTCTGGCCGACGATGCCACGGAGGAACAGATCAAGGTCGAGTTGGCAAAGCCTGTGGGCGAGGATCCGCCCGGTGAGCCGGATCCTGGTGATCCGCCGACACCTGGAGATCCCGACCCCGGTGAGCCCGCCCCGACGGGTGAGCCGGCAATCAGCGCGACTGTCACTCTGGATCGCGCGACGTACGACCAGCTCAAGCGCGGCGCGAGCCTCGCAGAGAGCCACGAGACCGAGCGCATCACCGCTCGTGTCTCGGAGACCGTCGAGGCGGCGGTGGCCGATGGCCGGATCCCGCCTGCTCGCCGCGAGCACTGGACGAAGGCGCTCACGGCGGACTTCGACGGGAACAAGGCCGTCATCGACGGTCTGGAGAAGGGTCTCGTGCCCCTCGATGCGCGCGGCTCTGGTGGGCCGGGTGGCGAGGGCGAAGGGACAGGCGGGGATCAGGCGGGCGGTCTGCCCGAGGAGTGGTTCCCCGAGATCAAGACCATCCGGGCGCAGGCGAACACGGCCTCGCGCGTCATCAACGCCAAGGAGGGTTAGGCCGTGGCCAACGACCTAATCGCTTACAAGCGACCAGGCGAAGACGTCACCGGCATGGCCACCGCCGCGATCACGGGCAAGCG